GCGAACGTATCAGACGACGTTTTAAGGCCGGCTTTTCAGAGCCTTTTGACTACGACCGGCTCAGTAGAAAAGTCTCAAAAGATGCTAGCCCTCGCGCTAGATGTTGCCGCAGGTAGTGGCGAGGATGTAACTACCGTGGCTAACGATCTAGCTAATGCGTATGTCGGTAATACTAAAGGCCTTGCTAAATACCGTTTGGGACTTACAAAGGCAGAGCTAGCCGGTAAGGGCTTTAACGAAATCCAAGAATTATTAAACGCGCAATTTTCCGGCCAAAATGCGGCTCGCCTTGATACTTACGAGGGCAAGATGGCGGCGCTATCGATCAGCTTTGGCAATATGCAAGAAACCGTAGGTAAAGGTTTAGTAGAGGCTTTTCAGATTTTGGCCGGCGATGGTGGTATTGAGGGCGCTACTACGGCCATGGAAAGGTTTGGCGACAAGGCCGCAGATGTATTAGTCGGTACGGCTAGCTATGTAGATAAGTTATTAGATAAGTTAAATAGCCTTGGTGGTGAGGGTGGGGGCTTTGATTGGTTATCGCTTATACCTGTCCTCGGCGGTTACTTAGGTAAAGGCGGCGTACTAGATGTTTTAGCAGCTGAGGGCCGTAAGGTAACAGGAAAAGATAAACAATACGGCGGCGTTTACGCGGATCAATACAACGCACAAAAGGAGGCCGCGGCGGCCAAGGCTCGAGCTAAGGCAGAGGCCGAAGCTGCAAAGCGGCAAAAAGAATTACTAGCGATGCAGAAAAAGTCAGCGCTAGCGGAGAAAAATAAACTTTCGTTATCAAAGGCTGCGGCCGTGTTTGACACTAACCGCATCTCTATCGCTGCGGCTCTACGCGCTACCTACGATAAAGAGACAATCCTACGCCTCGAGGCCCTACAGGCTATTGAGGAGGATAACGGCGAGCTTGCACTCAAGAAAATTAACGAGCTAGCGGCGCTGCAAAAAAATGCAGACATGGCCAAACTAGCCGGTATTACTCAAATTAGTAATGCAACCCTCGAGGCTATTAACACTCAATTACTTAATGAGCTTACGGCGATAGACAAATCAAAGATGGCCGAGACGGATAAAGAAAACGCTCGGCAAATTGCTTTTGGTAAATACAATGCAGCTATTACCGCAGCCGGTGAGTTAGCGGCTAAAGAGAGTTATAGCGAGCGCGTACAAATCCAATTAACCGAGATCGCTAAATTAGCCTCGCTAAGTAAGACTAGTAACGCATCTTTAACGCTTAATAAACTCCGTGAGTCTGAAGAGTTAGCGATGATCGATCGCGTAGCTAAAGCACAAAAAGCCGCGGATGATGCTCGACTAAAAGCCTTACAAGAATATGCCGCAGCTTTAGGCAGAATTGGCACCGGAGGCGGAGCCGTCGGAGGAGTAACGGGTACTACTCCCGGCTCGGTCGGTGGAGCACCGGGATCACCAAGCGGAGCGCCTGCAACTATCGCCGATGTAAAGGCTAAAGAAGCTGCCGATGCTATTAAGTATTTCGCGGACACAGTTACAGACACTTTCCAAACCGTCGAGGACTCAGGCGCTTTTAATGCTCTAGTTAAATCTTTTATGGGTGGAGCTATAAATTCATTTAATGCCGGTGAGTTTAGAGCTAACGAGGGTGGAGCATATGGTGGTTTGTCCCGTGGTGGTGCTTTTGATCGAGATACCAATGTAACTATTAACGTAAATACAGGGATCGGGGATCCCGAGGCTATCGCTCGAGCTATTGAGGATACTCTTAATCAATCGAGCTACCGAGGTACCTCAGTTAATCGAGGCTCCGGAGATTACTTAGTAGCATGAGTACATGGTTGCCCGAGTGGCGTATAACCGTCGGCACGACCGTTTATACAAACGTCCTAAGCGTGACAATGGCAACGGGCCGCGATGATATCGATTTACAATGCAACGCCGGCTATGCCCGTATGGAGATCGTAAACGTAAATAACACCGCTTTTGACATCGACGTAACCGATGTATTAACTCTCGAGCTTAAGAATAGCTCGGGTACTTATGTGCCCGTGTTTGGCGGCGCGGTATCAGATTTTGGTATTTCGGTCCGCTCTCCGGAGGAGGTTGGCTTTATAACGATCGGTAGCATCTTGGCCGTCGGATCGCTAGCAAAATTAACGAAAGCTCTTTTCCCGGATGCCTTGCCTAAAACTGAGGATGGCACTCAGATATACGACATACTTAATGAGCTACTTATTAACTCATGGTTTGAGGTGGCCCCGGCTCTTAGGTGGATGGACTACGACCCTACGACTACGTGGGCCGATGCAGAAAACGTAGGCCTCGGCGAGATCGATCAGCCTGGTTTATACGAGATGATAGCCCGAGGGGCCGATCCGGCTAACAGTTATAACCTCTGCGCTCAAATTGCACAAAGCGCGCTAGGACAAATTTACGAGGATAAAGCCGGCCGCGTTTGTTATGCCGATGCCGACCATCGTACGGCTTACCTATCAGCTAACGGCTATACGACTTTATCGGCTAACTACGCTACTCCGTCGAGTGTTAAGTCGATCCTACAAATAGGCAAGATCCGTAACTCCCTCGTATTTAACTATGGCAACAATTACAATAATCAAGCTACGGCCTTAGATGCCGACTCCATCGCTAACTATGGCCGTTATCAGCGAGCGGTAAATAGCAACCTGCATAACCTAAGCGATGTAAACGATGTAATGGATCGTGAGTTAGGCCTACGTGCTATCCCTCGAGAGCAGCTACAGGCGATTACCTTTAGACTAGATAGCGGCGACCTACCCGATGCAGAGCGTAATAAGCTTATCGATGTATTTTTTGGCGAGCCTATTGTTATTAACGATCTACCGATCAATATGTTTAACGGATCGTTTAACGGCTTTTTAGAGGGCTTTGCTATCCGGGCTACGCCTCAATTTGTGGACATAACACTCACGCTAAGCCCTACAGATTTCTCACTCGTTGCGCCACAATGGGACACGGTTAGCCCGGCTAACCTAGTTTGGACGGGTGTAAACGCTACACTCATCTGGGAAAATGCTTTTGGAGGTTTGACATAATGGCAACAGTAACGCCTAATTTTAATTGGCCGGTACCTACATCGACCGACTTAGTAAAAGATGGAGCGACGGCTATCGAAGCCTTAGGCGACTCTATCGATGCCTCTTTAGTCGATCTTAAAGGCGGCACGACAGGACAAGTATTAAGTAAGACATCCGGTACGGATATGGATTTCACTTGGGTAACGTCGGATGATGCTAACGCTATCCAAAATACTATCGTCGATGCTAAGGGCGATTTAATTGCAGCTACGGCGGCAGATACTCCGGCACGTTTAGCCGTCGGTACTAATGGCCAAGTATTGACGGCAGACTCAACGGCAGCTACGGGTTTAGCGTGGGCAACGGCCTCAAGTGGATCTACAAACGTCGCAGGTAAAAACGGTGTTTTAAATTCACAATTTAATGTTTGGCAGCGCGGCACTTCAGGTAGTGCAAGTGGTACATCCGCCGGTACAGGATATAACGCCGATCGATGGTGGAATTATTACGCCGGTACTATGACAGTTAGCCGTCAAGCAACAGGCGATACAACAAATTTACCATTTATTCAGTATTGCGCTCGCATCCAACGCAATAGCGGGCAGACATCAGCTACAAGTATTTATCATGGACAAGATTTTGAGACACTTAATTCTATTGCATATGCTGGTAAAACGGTAGCGTTTAGTTTTTATGCGCGTAAAGGTGCTAACTTTTCTGGAGCTTCTAGCGCTTTAGCGTTAAGTGTACAATCAGGCACGGGCACCGATCAACACGTCCTAAGCGGTTTTACAGGATCAACTAACCCTATAAGTACATCCGCAACTCTGACAACTACGTGGCAGCGTTTTACTTATACGGGGACAATTCCTACTGACTCTACACAGTTAGCGGTTTATTTTACTTATGACGGTGTAGGTACGGCTGGGGCTAATGATTACTTTGAGGTAACAGGAGTGCAGCTTGAGATAGCAGGATCGGCAAGTGCGTATAGTCCTAATACATCCACTTACCAAGCCGAGTTAGCGGCCTGTTTAAGATACTACGATAAACGCGGCGGCCAAACTGGTACCGGTACTATTCTTAATAATGCTTTATCAAACTCAGCCGGTACTAATGCAGCGTTTAACTTTCCTGTAAATATGCGAGTCGCTCCTACATCCGTAGAGTATGCAAGCCTGCGCCTATCAGATACCTCAAGCGGTTTTACGGTTAGCTCAGTAACATTAACAAACTGCACACCTACAACGGCTAACGTAAATGTCGCAACAACAGGTATGACGGCTTTTAGAAGCTGCTATTTAGACTCAAGTGCCACCGGAAACTACATCGCGTTTAGTGCGGAGCTATAAAATGGAAAACATTACATACATTACGGACGAGCAAGGCGTAGAGCACGTTGTTATCGATCGCGGTAACGGCGAATATACATCGATGCTTAAATTCACTTACGACGAGCAACAAGCGGCGCTAAATGGAAACAAGCTATAACGGTTATCCGGCCTCAAAAGATCCGGCCGAGATTAAAATAAAGTCCTACCCCGTAAAGGGTACGGATCGTAAGCTAAGGTGTGCCGAAAGTGTTGGGCCTCTTTTGGCTGCCTTTGCTGCGGAGTTTCACGAGTTAATCGAGCCGATCGATGAGGGCACGTTTGACGATTGGGGCTACGCCTACCGTATGGTGCGAGGCAACCCTACAAAATTATCGTGTCACTCATCCGGGACGGCTATCGATCTAAACGCTACAAAGCATCCTCTAGGCAAATACGACACTTTCCCGGCTGAAAAAGTACCAATGATCCGGGCACTAGCTAAAAAATACGGCCTTAAATGGGGCGGAGATTTTAAGAGCAGGCCGGACGATATGCACTTTGAGGTAGAGATATCGGCAAGCAAGGCTAAAGCCTTAATCGCTAGTTTAGGTTTATAGTTAGATAAATCCTTAAGGGCACTAAGGAGCAACAAATGAAAGAGCAAGCAATAGCGGCGGCAAAATCATACGGTCGAGCATCCCTCGCATCCGTAGCGGCTTTGTATATGTCCGGCATTACAGACTACAAAGTATTGGCTAACGCGTTTATCGCTGGGCTAATCGGGCCACTACTAAAAGCGCTGCAACCGTCGGAGAAGCAATTAGGCGTAGGCGCTAAGTAATGGAAAGAGCTCAGCTCGTAGTTGGTATAGCTCTCGGGAGTTTTACTATTTTGGGGCTAGGAGCTGGGCTCGTCCGCCATCTAGTTAAGTATTATCTAGCCGAGTTAAAGCCGGACGGCAACGGCGGCCATAACCTAGCCGGTCGCGTTGAGCGCATCGAGCAGCGCGTGGACCGTATCTACGAGATTTTGTTAGAGGATCGACTAGCTAAGTAGCGACACGCCAAAAGGCTATACGCTTTTAATTCGGACAAAAAGCCCTCATACTGATACTACAAACGCTGAGAGGGCTACTCGGTTAGTAGCTTGATCGGCCTTAACAAAGGGCTAAGTAATGAATAGTTTAGATATATTGATCGGTTTGGC